CGGCTCTCCCAAGGATAAAGAAAGGTAAGAAAGCAAATGGATAACAGCATGACAGTGACAGGCAAGTTAAAGAACATCAGAGAGTTTGATCAGTATGGACTGATGATGGTAGCACAACTAACCCAGAAAGTTGGGAACGAACGAGCAAAGTTTACTATCCCAATAGCTTGCTTCGATGAAGCATTAGCACCAGCTTTACGAGGACTGCGTGAAATGCAAGATGAACTAGGATTCACACCGTTAGTTAACATCACGGGTGAGTTAGATACTAAGTTCGACACACGACCTAACGTGCAGAATGAAGATAGGAATCCACCATTAACACGTATTCTAATTACATCAGTAGAACTAGCAGAAGTGTAGTAGATAGCCTAGTTACTACTAAGTTTATAAACAATTATACTAACAGAAAAGGATAGCAAGTGAGTACAACAACAGAGATCGACCTAAATACATTAGAGCCAGAACATTTAAAGACTGTTCAAAGTGTATACAAACTAATGGCATTCTTACTAGATGAAGATACTAATTATGAAGCACTAACAATCGAAGAGCTTGAGCTAATCCACCTAGCAACAAGTAACATCAAGGTTCGTGACGGTGTACTTAAATACTTCAGTGATGCACCATTCAATACAAGAGTAGATATTATGAAATCATTTACAATCATTACTCAGATTATGGTTGATAGATGTGACGATGATGATCTAAATCCAGAAGCAATTGGTTATACATCAATGGTACTAGCAGCATTTATGCTATGCCATGCAGGTATTAAAGAAGACATTGATGAAAATCGTAATGTTGATTATGAGTTGGAACTAACAGACAAGTTACTAGCACAAGCAGAAGAGCTAGGTTGCCAAGCTAGTTTACTAATGTTACTGCAGATGGCACGTAGACATAACGTACCACCAATTGTATTTTATCAATCACTACAAGCAGTATCATTCCACAAATCAACAGATCCAATTGGTCATCTATCAGATGATTAAGTCTGAGGTTGTATGCAATAGATGTAACACACCTGTTGAGACTAACAACGGCGTGACACCAGGTTACTTTGGATGGTGTCCGTATCACGATGAAGACCTATTCAAATTCGAGTGCAAGATAGAGGTATGGAATGATCAAGACTAGCAGTGGTACGGTGTACTACACGCAGCAAGAAGTTAACAATAAAGTAAATGAAGTAATGGAAGATGGCTACAAGATTACTAATGCCATTTACGAAGAAGCATGTGAACGAGACTGGTGTGAACAGTATGATGAGTGGGCGGAGAATGTAAATGCAACTCTTAAGTTCTTTGAGATTCCACTATCACGTAAAGAATATGCAGTTACATATTCAATTACACGTACACAAACAGCAAGAGTAACAGTAACAGTTACCGCAACTAGTGAAGATGCAGCAGAAGACCAAGCTAGTGATATGTATGATGAAGGTGACTTAGCAGATAGAGCAGATGAAAGCGATTGGGAAACACAAGACATAGACATAGACAGCACAGAAATAGAGGAAACATGACAATCAGAGACGAGCCATGGTTTGAAGATCCATTCGCATGGTACGAGAAAGAAAATTTCCCAGAAATTGTAGGCATAAAAGTAACAGATAAGGTAGCCCTTGATTTTCTTCAAGCACTGTACCAGATCTATAAGTTACTCGAACGCAATGACAGGAAGAAAGCAATGGAAGATGCTAAGCAACTAGCAATACTACTATTAGCTAGTGCATTTAATTATGCTGAAGAAGCAATAGACGAACTAATTATAAAAGAGATAGGCGAGACAGACATAGACGTTGCCTTCGCAGAGATGATAGAGGAACAAAATGACTAGAGTAAATCCATATACAATCATTGGTACGCACTGTGAGTACGAAGTAAACACAGCACATGACCTAATGAAACAAGCAGGTCTTGACTGGACAGTATCATTAGAAGATATTTATATTAGATCAGATGATGACATAGTAGTACCAGATAGGTATGCAACAACTAAGTGGATTAATGGAAAAGCTGAACCACTAGCAGTAGTAGGTTCACGATACAAAGTGTTACAGAATGATGAGATCTTCTCATGCCTTGACGACATCGTTAACAACAGCGATGCACGTTACGGTGCAGCAGGAGAACTTAAAGGTGGCAACGTAGTATGGGCAACCATTGAACTACCAGCTAACGTAACAGTAGGTGACGATCCACATAATGCATATGTAATTGCACGTACATCACATGATGGTAGTATGCCATTCCAAATGACACCAGTTGTTAATCGACTAAGCTGCACCAATCAAATCAATGCAGCCATGATGAGTGGCAAAGCTAAAGGTCTTTACTACCGTGTTAAGCACAGCCCTAACAGCAGTATCAATCCAGATGATATCCGAAAAGCATTCAAGATTATGAATGAAGATGTTCAGAAGTATGCAACAGTATCATCATACTTACGTTCAATTGAATTCAGTAATGAAGAGTTCAAGAACTTTGTTAAACGAGTGTACCCACTGCCTAGCAAGATTGAGTTCTCACCATATGAGATGCTCAGTGCAGGTGAACGTACATCTAAGACAAGAGCAGAACGTAATAGATCTAGTGCATTGAACGTATGGATTGGTGAGACAGATACACAGCACAACATCAAGGGAACTAAATTCGGTGCATTCCAAGCAATCGTGGAAGCAACTGATCACTTCTCTAAGAACTATGAAAAACAAGCAAGTAAGATGATCCTTGGAACGGACATCGCAATTAAATCACGAGCACTACAACTATTAGGAGTAAACAATGGGTCTTGATATGTACCTAAATGTAAGCGAACGTATTGGACAATACGATTACCAACGAGTTGGAATGGATCTAGTTCGTACAGAAGATTCTAGATACAGTAATGTTATCGAAGCTTCAGGTATCAAAGTAAAAGATAATGTAGCATCATCCGTTTCAGTTGAATGGACTGCTATTTACTGGCGTAAAGCTAATCAAATTCATGGATGGTTTGTAAATGAATTAGCTGATGGAGTTGATGAGTGCCAACGCATACCAGTAAGTAGAGATAGATTAGTTGAACTACATGATATTTGTAGCCAACTAATTGATACAAAATCAACAGAGTTAGCTCAAGAATTGCTGCCACCAACACCAGGATTTTTCTTTGGTGGATATGAGATTGATGAGTACTACTGGCAAGACATTGAAGAAACACATAAGCAACTAACTGAATTGCTTGATGAAATCACAGAAGATAACCGATGGAACTACAGTATTGAGTATCAAGCATCATGGTAGAACTACCAGCAGATCACTTTGCTATTGATGGATACAAAGCTGAAGTCTTAATGAGTTCAGATACATTTCATTATTTAGAAAAGATGAATGAACTAATGCAAGAAGATGAAATGATATGGTTCAAAAATGTAATTGAATGTAGATACGATCCAGAAACAGGAGAAGAGTTTAATGTTTCATCTGAGTGAAACAGATGCACCAGCATGTGATGGTATGGATACTAACTTCTTTTATCCTATAGGGGAAGCTAACGAAGAAAATAAGTTTGCCAGAGATAATGTTTATCCCATATTAAGAAAAGTTTGTGCTAACTGTGATGTCCTTGATAAGTGCAGGGACTGGGCTATTAAGCATGAAGACTGGGGATTCTGGGGAGGAATGTCTATGTATGAACGCCGTAAGTATAGGAAGTTACACGGTATTAAACTTGAGCAACCTTGGGCAGCTCAATACCTGAAAGGAATAAAGAAGTAATGGAATGCTGTAAGATGGACATAGAAGAACTTTACAAGCAAGAAGATGAAGATGTCTGCGAGTCGTGCTATGATCGTATCGAAGCACACATTGAAGACATGATGCTTAGTCGAGCTAAAGAAGAATTCTATGACAGGAACAGATACTATGATTAAAATCAACGGATACGAACTACCAGCACACGTATCCTATTCAGCACTAACAACATACCTTGACTGCGGTTGGAAGTATTATCTAACCCGTGTTGAAAAACTAATTGAAGAACCAACCTGGTATTTAGCAGGTGGTAGTGCAGTACACACAGCAACCGAGATGTATGATTTAGAGCAATGGAAAACAGAACGAGGAATGGTATGAACAAGTATTGGGAAGTAGCATGGGCTAAACAACAAGCAGAACAGTTAGAAAAAACTGGCGTTGATCAGACAAAATGGAAAGCATCTGGTCGTGCAACTAAAGCTAATCCCAATAAAGAAGATGGTGCTTGGTGGAACGTTGAAGGCTCTAAGATGGTTGACTCATGGATTACTTGGCGTAATGGTACGCACCCATTAAAACTATGGACATTTGATGGTATACCAGCCATTGAACTAGGACTTGCACCTCAGTGGAATGATATACAAGTACAGATGCATGTTGATAGAGTAATGGTTAATCCCAAAGGTGAACTAATAGTATTAGATATTAAAACTAGTGTACGTACGCCATCATCAGATTTACAATTAGCTTTCTATGCTGCAGGTATAGAAGAATACTTTGGGATTCGTCCGCGCTATGGTGTGTACTGGATGGCTAGGTCTGGTCAGACTAGTGAACTAATTGACCTAGACTATTTTAGTAAGGATGATATTATTGAGATTGTTACTAAGTTTGATCAAGCTCGTAAGGCAGAGTTGTTCATACCCAACCTCAATCATTGTACAATGTGTAATATAAAAGACCAATGCAAGTACAAGACAAAAAGAAAGTAGGAAAAATGGAAAGTAATTACGTAGTAAACGTAAAGACAAAGGTAGGTACAATCATTACCGTACGTGGTACTGATGCTACTGAGTTTGAAAACAACATCAATGCTCTCATTGGTAATGGAGTTAATAACAGCATTGCTGCAATGGAAGAATTGTTTCTTGGAGTACAACCAAGTCAGCCCAGTCAACCTAGATCAGGAGTTGATACAGTGGTTAATGCGTTAGGTGGCACAGTAATTAGTGAGACACCAACAACCTTTGCACCAGTAGCACCCCCATCAAATGGTAGTACGGTAACAGCAGGCACAGCCAGCAGGACTTGTATCCATGGAGTTATGACTAAGCGTGAAGGTGTAGGACCATACGGACCTTACAAGGCTTACATGTGTCCAACCGCTAAGGGTACGCCTGATCAGTGTAAAGCTATCTACCTAAAAGCTAACGACCCAGACTACGCAACGTTTTAGTCGCATAGGTTTGACTGGGTAGTGTAGTGAGGAAGGCTACCTACCCAGTCAATTATTTATTGGGAGATAAATGAAAACATTAAGTAGAGCAGTAGGTCGTCCTGACATTGGTGGTGAGCCAATGCCTACAGTATTCAGGACATTCGACACTAACCAAATCGTATTGCGTAGAGCAGAAGTAAGTATGATTGCAGGTACACCAGGTGCAGGTAAGTCAACACTTGCACTAGCCTTAGCTTTACGTATGCAAGCACCAACGCTATACCTATCAGCAGATACCAATGCTCATACCATGGCTATGCGTTTGTATTCTATGATCACAGGAGTAAGTCAAAGTGAAGCAGAAAAAATCATATCGGAAGACCCAGTCAACTCTAGGAATAATCTTGCTCTTGCCAGCCATATTTATTGGAGCTTTGATAGTGCCCCTAGTCTTAGTGATATCGACGACGAGGTTACCGCGATTGAAGAACTACTTGGAGAACCGCCTGCCCTAATAGTTATTGATAACCTTATGGATATTAGTATGGACGGCGGAGAAGAATTCGGTAACATGCGTAGTGCACTTAAAGAACTTAAGTACTTAGCAAGAGATACCAACGCCGCTATCTTAGTGTTACATCACACACAAGAAGGTTATGTCGGAGACCCATGCCAACCAAGATCATCTTTACAAGGCAAGGTAGCACAGTTACCTGCACTAATCCTTACCGTTGGACAAAGTGGTAATGGACTACTAGGTGTAGCTGCAGTAAAGAATAGATACGGTAGAGCAGACCAGTCTGGTAAGACACCAGTATGGTTACAGTTTAATCCAGAGTATATGTTCATAGCAGACATGGAGGAAGCAAGATGAAAGGTGTAAACGGTGCATATGTACGTGACAACCCTAATCCAAAACCAGAACTAACAGACGAAGAACTATATCAAAAAGCATTAGATGATATAGAATTTTTACGAGCAGCTAACCGTGGATTAAAAGCTGAGTTAGCAATTTCAAATGACATTAGATACAAACAGCATCTAAAAATAGTAGAGTTAGGAGTGCCAAATGGAGCGTATTAATTGGGATACCAATAACCCAGTAGAGTATGACGACTACGATGAGTAAATCT